CATGCCAGGCACTTGAACCTACGTGGTTCCAAACGTTACTTGCGTTCTTCTTGTAGATCTTGTTAGTGACATGAGTTGTGTTGATAGCGTAACTTCCAATTGATCCAATGTTTTGTTTTGGAGCACCTGTTGATGCGTTTCCTACCAGGTTAGAAACTGAAGTGATTAAGATTGGAGTTATCGCTGTAAAAGTTTGATTAGTCTGTGACCACTCAAATAGACCGTAACTGCTTGATGCAAGGTCAAACCAGTACGTGCCATCTGCAGGTCTTGCCGTCGGTGCGTTAGCACTTCCAACTAATTCTGCTGTGTTAACATTTGCTCTTAGAACGAAAGCTCTGTTGGCAACTCCCAAGAAGCTGTATGCCGCTTGTAGTCCGTATTCGTTCAATTCATAACCGTGTAATGAATTTCCTGAAGCGTCTGTGTAGAATTTCGGATCTCCGAAAGTCTCTGTTAATTCTCTTTGTGACGAGATCAAGAAAGCTGTGTTGGCGTTAGCAGTTTGTGTGCCTGACGCTGTTCCGTCTCCAGCTCCGTTTTTCTTGTCCTGTGATGATGCTACTATGAATAGTGGTGTTGTACCCGCATCTGATGGTACGTAGAAACTCTCGTTTATTACTGAAACTTCTACTCCTGGTGATGTTAATGCCATTTTTCGTATTCTCCTTGCAAGTTACGTATATACTAGAGTTATTTATTCAATCGTATGGTTTTTACGACATAATTTACCGTTTTCGAGGTGCCTATATAGGGAACGTAAATACACACATGCAGTACGAAGATAGACCGTTGTGTAAGGAGTGTAAGGCCAAGCCCAGGGCATATGCATACAAACGTTATGACAGGGTGTATTGGCGTAGCCACTGTGATGCCTGCATACGTAAAAAGGCAGGAAAGAAGATTGGTGGAGTCACCGCCTTGCAAAGATCGGGCTACAAGAAACGCAAGAAGTGTGAACTGTGTGGATTCAAGGCACAGGACAAGGCACAACTGGATGTGTTTTTCGTGGATGGGAATTTAAGGAATACTTCTTCTAATAACCTAAAAACTATTTGCGCCAATTGCCAGCGGTTGCAAGGGGTCAGACGTCTTGGATGGCGTGTCGGTGATCTTGTTGCTGATGATTAAGTCATCTATTTGTTGATGTAATTCTTCTAGGGTGCCGTTGTTTGTTATGAGATGATCATACTCTGACTTGGCCCATGCATACTCTGATGAATGCACGTTTTTTGGTTCAATATTTCCTTCTACATAATCTGTGAACCAATCGGGATCTTGTCCCCTTTTCACTAACAAAATTTTGCCGCCTATTTCCCTTATTGTTTTGATTTCGTTCTCGAATCTTGTGTCTGCTATCACGGTTGGCTTGCCATCATATCTCGCCATGCAACTGTCTATCCATATGGCATCATGCATACCCTGACGCATTACTTCAGTGCCAAAGTATTGGAGCACCCAACGTGGTGTAACGTCCTTGCCAAAACGTTTGCTCCAGAATGCATCTGGTTTTTCTCTCCATGCTCTGCTTTCGTCAGTCTTGCCTTCTAGCATTTCCCTGTTCCAATTAAACATGGAACTTACAGCATCTTTCAAACTCTTTGCAAATGAATCTTTTCGGAAACCGTGTTTTTGCATCAGTCTGTCCGAGACTGTGCCTTTACCAGAACCTATTAATCCTACTACGCCTATCAACATAGTATTATTATACTATTTTTTTAAACGTTTTTCAATCTCTTTGATTGCCGCTTTTACAGAATTTAGAATTGTTATTCGCAGGCTTTTCTTACGTTGTTTAAGTGCAAGTAGGCTCATGTTTTCCAACTTTTGGACCAACGCTTCTAATTCATCCAACGTAAGATCAGAATAATTTTTATAATCAGATTTCTTCATGGCGCTGTTATTTAAATGGAGTTTGGTGTCAATTAACCAATAACAAAACTGTGTGGTGTACCACCTTCTTGGAAATTACCTATGTCGGTTTCAAGTCTTTCTATTTCCGCTTGCCCCTCGGCTTTCAAGGCATCGCCATTCAATGTGGTGCCACCTTGTGGTCCTGCTATTGTGTTGAACTTGCCTCTCGCTTCTCCTAACATTATTTTAGATACAGCTAGTGTGTAATCTCTTATCCATGGTTTAGAATAAATGTCCTTGAACAATGTTATGTCTGGTCTGAAGTTGTCTGTGTGCATCAGTATTGTTTCGTTGTCAGCACGTGGCTTCTGTGTGATAGTTAATTTTTTAGTTGCTACATCAAAATGGAATTGTATAAAACTTCCGAACATCTTTCCCACTAGTTCTTGGTATGATGCAAAAGCATAATATGTTGCTAGTCCACCAGTGGCACCTGCCCTCAGTAAGTAAGTGTTTGTGTATGCCAAGTTAAATGGTTCAAATAATGTTCCGCCCTCACCACCTTCTGTTCTTGATCCCACAGTTCTTCTGTTCAAGTTTCTAACGTTGATTATCTCGTCAGGCAATATGTAGGTGTTCTGATCTTTCTTAAGTTCAAGAAAAGCATATGATTCTTCAACGGCGTTAGAAGATCTCTGCCTAAATTTATTTACAGCTCTTTCCAGTGCCGTTTGATAGTGTTTTGGGTCTAATTCAACGTCTATCATTCCCTCACCGAGGTTGTTCTTGACGTAATCAAATATTTCCTGCTGACCTGTTTGTAGTTCTGACATACTCATATTTATAGCCTTTGCCTGTGCAATAAATATGTATGATATGCCAAGATTATCCATTTTTAAGCCTGAAAAGGGCAATGACTATAAATTCTTCGATCGCAACATTAGAGAGATGTTTACGGTGGGAGGTACTGATCTACATCTACACAAATACCTAGGACCATACGATCAGGGCGACACTCAAAAGGACGGAGAAGCATCTCCTAGCCAACCCAACTACGCAGGCAGTGAAGTAAACGAAACAACTATCCAAGACCTGTTATTTTTAGAGAACAGAGATAGGAAATACTCACCCGACATATACACTGTGAGAGGCATATACAATGTGCAAGATCAAGATTTTAATTTATCCCAGTTTGGAATGTTTTTATCAAACGATACATTATTCCTGACTGTACACTTGAATGACATAGTTGAACGGATTGGTAGAAAGCCCATGTCTGGTGACGTTTTAGAGTTTCCACACATGAAAGAAGATTATTCATTAGATGAAAGTATACCGATTGCTTTAAAAAGATATTATGTTGTTGAAGATGTAAACAGAGCCGCTGAAGGATTTTCTGCAACTTGGTGGCCGCACTTGTTAAGATTGAAATTAAAAACACTTGTAGACTCACAAGAGTTTAGAGATGTGATTGGTGATGCAACAACAACAAATAGTGTGGCTAGTTATATGTCAACATTCAATAGAGAGAAAGAGATTAATGATCAAGTGGTGGCACAGGCTGAATCTGATGCACCGAAGGCTGGTTTTAATTACAAACAATATTATGTTGCACCTATTGATGAAAGAGGCAACATCAGAACAGATAATGTCAACACAGAGAGTCAGAGAGCAAGTAGCAGTGCCACAGTCAATGCAACTATTGATACTCCTGCAAGTTCACACTACGGTTTCTACCTTGATGGTGACGGAGTAGCACCCAACGGAAACCCTGCAGGCTTTGGAATATCTTTTCCAATTTCAGATGTTGATAAAGGTGATTACTTCCTAAGGACAGATTACCTACCAAACAGGTTATTCCGTTATGATGGAAATAGATGGATTAAAATAGAAGATTCGGTAAGGATAACTACAACGAACAACGACTCAAGAGCAAATTATAAAACAGGTTTTGTTAACAACACAACAGAATCTACAATCAATGGATTGACTGTGAAGCAAAGACAGTCCTTGGCAGATGCATTGAAACCAAAGGCTGACAATTAATGCTACATTTTTACGAAGGACAGGTTAGAAAATTCTTAACTCAGTTTATAAGGATATTGAGTAATTTTTCTGTGGAAACAGGCAAGGCCAAGGATGGTCAGATCAATCTCAGAGCGGTGCCTGTGGTATACGGAGACCCAACGAGACAGGTAGCAAACATCATAAGGAACAACAGTGAGAACGCATTAAACTACGCTCCTAAAATCGCCGCGTATGTAAGAGAATTAAACTATGATAGGGAAAGAATGCAAAATCCTTATCACATAGAAAAACAACATCTTAGAGAAAGAGATGTTGACAGTGACGGCAACTACACCAACCAATTGGGTGCTGGATACACAGTAGAGAAGGTCATGCCATCACCGTTCAGGTTAGAAGTCACTGCCGATATTTTTTCTTCAAACACAGATCAAAAATTACAAATTATGGAACAAATACTGTATCTTTTCAATCCAGATTTCGAAATACAAAAGACAGACAACTACATTGACTGGACAAGTTTAAGTTACGTAGAGCTTACTGGAATCACATTTAGTTCTAGAACAATACCTGTAGGTGCAGATTCAGAGATTGACGTTGCATCAATGACATTTTCAATGCCCATATGGTTGTCACCACCTGTCAAAGTTAAAAAACTAGGTGTAGTGCAAAAAATTATCATGAGCATATACGACGACGATGGTGGCATAGCAAAAGGATTGATAGATGGAGAGTTGGCTTCAAGGAGTTTCATTACCCCTAATAATTTTGGTTTGCTTGTCACAGGAAACCAATTGAGGTTGTTAGGCTCAACAGGAGTGAATGTCAAATCCGGGGGAGATGGATTCCAAACAGGTGCACGAGATCCTGGCACAGTGGTAGAAGATGCTTTTGAGACATTTGGTCCACCGTTGAATTGGAAGTTGATTTTAGATCAATATGGAAAAGTCATTAACGGAACGTCACAAATAAGATTACAGCAACCAAACGGAAACCAAGTGATCGGAACAATATCAACAACAACGCTGGATGACACTATCTTACTTTACTCTATAGATGCTGATACCATACCTGGCAATTCATTAACTGCTGTCAAGAAAATTATAAATCCTGCAACATTCGATCCAGGAACTCCCGTTGACGGTGACAGATATCTTGTGATAAATGATGTTGGAGATTCTACAGCAAGTTTCCAAAGTAGCACTTGGGGTACACTTGTAGCAAAAGTTGGTGATATCATAGAGTACAACAGTACCACAGGAAAATGGAACATCGCCTTTGATGCTTCCGATCCTGACTCAACACAGCATTACGTTACCAATCTCAACACCGGCATACAGTACAGATTCAACGGCACAGAATGGGTGAAATCATATGAGGGTGTATATACCCAAGGCAATTGGAGCATTGTGCTTGATGGTGGATATCAGCAGACTGAAGACGCTGATGCCAATGATGCTACCACCCCTTGATAATTCACATAATATCTGTTATAATACAGCATGAAAGATAACATAGTTTGTTCTGGGGCATTGTTTTACTCCACAAGCACCAAGAGATTCCTATTCCTGCAGAGGACTGACAGGAAAACGGCAGGAACGTGGGGTTTAGTTGGTGGGAAGTCAAAATATCTAGAAAGTGCCTTTGAAGGACTGAAGCGTGAGATACACGAAGAAGTTGGCGACACACCCAAGTTCAAGAAAATTATTCCATTAGAGATGTTCACATCAAACGATCAGAAGTTCTTCTTTCACACATACGTCATAGCAGTAGATGGAGAATTTTTACCTAAACTGAATGATGAACATTCAGGGTATTGTTGGACTGCGTTTGAGTGTTGGCCAAAGAACTTGCACATGGGCCTCAAAAATACCTTGAACAATAAAGCCATAAAAGGCAAATTACAAACTATACTAGATTTGATAACTTAATTAACCAGCACTAATTTTTACAGTGCCGTTGTCGTTCCAAAGTTGACCTGCGTTACTAGGATCACTTGTTGGCAATTCTGTTGCCATTACTTTTCCTGAATTGTTTATCATCAGTGTGCCGTTGTCGTCTGGTAGGTCTATGTTTCTTTTCGTAGTTGATGTGCCTGACACGAAAGTTTTTTTTCCGTCTTCTGTCTGCCACACGAATGGAACATCACGGTGTGCGTAGATGGCATTGTTGGCAATGGTCAATAAGGGTTTGTGCTGTCCATCTTTCCTGCCGATTATCTGTATCACGCTCTGGTCTGCACCTTTCTTGTTGTCCTTGATGCTACCTTTTATCGAGCCTATTCTGATATCTTCGCCGGCATCGTTTTGACCCTTGAACTCTAACCAAGTATCTGCTTGGATTTCAATGTTACCGCTTACTTTTATACTCATGCATATATTTATTTTACACGGCAAAAAAAAAGGCCCGGTATTTCTACAAGGCCTTTTAATTCTACTAAAAAGTATTAATATTTATTAGTTGTTAGTCCTCACCGCACAGTTTACCAATTTGATTCCTGCATCAGTTGAGCTCTCTAGTGCTCTACCAATCACGTTGAAAGGTGAAATTGTTTCACCTGACGCAACTGCTCTAGCACAACCCTTTGTTGATGATGAAACTAATCTTTGACCTTTAGTCACTGCACCTGTTACTCTAACTGGAGTTCTTCCTGTCATTGCAACAAATGGATGTGAATCATTGTTACCTGCACCTGCGTTCATGGCGTATGCTGGTTGATCAGATATAACACCAAACACATTCTCAGATAAATCTGAAGTTGTCTCTGTGATTTCTGCGTCACCGCCTACTTCTACCACTGCACCTGCTGTCATTGGAGCGTCTGCTTCGAAACGCTCGGCAACGTCCGCATACTGAGCCGAAGTTGCTACGGCGTGTATCACGTTGGCCCTAATGTCAACTAGGTCCGCTGTACCTGATGGTCCTTCAGATCCGCCCTCTGCTCTTCTGAAAGCAGTAAAGGCACCACCTGCGTTACCATGGATAGTTGTTCCGTCATCTGCAAATGCTTCATCCCATGCCCAAAGTAATGGCATTTCTGTTGCAGTTGAACCTTCACCTCTGTTGATCTGTAATCCTGAAACTGTAGGCATACCTGATGCCGCTGATACGTTTCTGTTTACTTCGATTATGCTGTCCTCAACCGATAGTGTTGTTGTGTTAATTACGGTCTCTGTTCCATCAACAGTTAAGTTACCTGCAACTCTCATGTTGTTTGTAACCACTGTTTCACCAGTAGCTGTGATAGTACAAGTTCCTGAAGATGCAATTACTAAATTAGTACCATTACCTTCGATCTTCTCACCATCGTCACCAAACGTTAAACCAACGTTAGCTGGAATGTTAATGTCAGTTGTCGCTGTTAAGTTTATGTCCGCGCCTGCATTTACAGTCAAGTCTGTACCATTTGATTCGATCTTCTCGTTGGCATCTGTGAAATGTAAACCAACGTTAGTTGGGATAACAATATCTGTAGTTGCCGTCAAGTTAAGTAAGTTACTTGAAGAGATTGTTAAGTCAGTACCATCACCCTCGATCTTCTCACCTGCATCACCAAATATTACTCCTAGGTTATTACCCAGTTTAACATCTGTTGTTGGTGCCAATATGATCTGAGCACCTGAGTTGATTGTTAAGTTTGTGTCATCTGATTCAATTTTTTCACTTCCATTGGCATCAAATACAAGTCCAATGTTTTGTGGAATGTGTACATCTGAAGTTGCTGTTAAATTGATTTTAGCACCTGAAGTAACAGTTAAGTCTGTACTGTCACCTTCAATTTTCTCACCAGTTCCGAATGTGATTCCTACGTTAGCTGGAACAACGATGTCTGATGTTGCTGTCAAATTAATTTTAGCACCTGATGTGATTGTAAGGTCTGTGTTATCACCTTCGATCTTTTCACCAGTTCCAAATGTGATACCAACGTTAGCTGGTACTACTACATCTGCTACTGCTGTTAAATTAATGTTGTTACCTGCTATAGTCAAGTCAGTTCCATCACCTTCGATCTTCTCGCCGTCATCTCCAAAAGTTAAACCAATGTTTGCTGGTATGTTGATGTCACCGTTTGAACCTACGCTGATCGATAAGTCAGTTCCATCTGACTCGATCTTTTCAGCACCCGAGGCATCAAAAGCAAGTCCAACGTTGTTTGGAATGTGTACGTCTGATGTTGCTGTCAAGTTAAGTTTGGCACTTGAAGCTATTGTCAAGTCCGTCCCGTCACCCTCGATCTTCTCACCGTCGTTACCAAATGTTACACCAATACTTGCTGGAACATTGATGTCTCCACCTGATCCAACACTGATTGATAAGTCAGTTCCGTCTGATTCAATTTTTTCTGCACCTGCTGTGTCAAATATAAGTCCTACGTTAGGTGGAAGTATTACATCTGATGTTGCTGTCAAGTTTAGTTTGGCACTTGAAGCGATTGTTAAATCAGTTCCATCGCCTTCGATCTTCTCACCATCGTCTCCAAAAGTCAAACCTTTGTTAGCTGGAATGTTTACGTCTGAACCTGCGTTCAAATCGATGTCTCCAGATCCTTTGGCAGTAATTGCCATTCCGATGTTTGTGTCGCCACCTGTAACAGCAAGTATTGGTGCACTTCCTGATGCATTGTTAGTGATGTCAAACTCGTTTACTGCTGAACCAGTTGTTTGGAATACTATTAATTCATTTCCGTTTGCGTCTGCGATGAATCCTGCATCAGCAAATTTTGGTGCTGTTAAAGTTTTGTTTGTTAATGTCAATGTATCTGATGCTATGTTGGCATCTTGATCATCAACGTATTTCTTGTTTGCGAATTGCCCATCAGCACTTGGTGCCGCTGTTGCTCCGCCTGTAATGGTGTTAGCCGATGCTGATATCGTAATATCACCAACTTCCAATCCATTGTTTACTCTAAAGTTTCTTGTTGTCATGGTTCCATATCTCCCGCATGATTGTTAATTTGTTGTATTTAGCCTGCGAACGCAGATATTCTATAGCCAGACACTGTGGTGCTACCACCCGATGTGCTTGATGCGAAAAGTTCAAGACTGTTGTCGCTTGATGTGTCAAATCCTGCCGTAAATTCCAGTTGAGTTGTGCCTTTTGAGGAAACAAAAGGACCGTTGGCCACCGCCGGCACTCCAGGTGTTGCCGCTGTGTACACTTCCTGTATGCTGAATG